TTTGCTTTAATTTTCCTGCATATAGCTTATCTGATAGTTTAAGAGTATTAGTAAGTGCTCTGCCTATTTCTTTAGTGCCATCTATTAATTTTCTATCTTCTACATTAACTCCTCCTAATCTTTTAGCAAAAGTTTGAATATTATCAGAAAGTACCCTAGATAAACTAATGGATTCTCTAAGAGAATCATTGTACTCAGCTAATCGTTCTTGAGCACTTCTTATATCTTTTTCATTAGGTGTATTATCAGCCATAGTAAAATATTACCAATATAAATATAAAAGCGCCTTATTTTTTAGGCGCTTTTGCTGTGTATGTTGGTTTTATATTAGGTTTTGCTGTTTGAGCTGTTTTGGATTTTAGTGATTTTTGTTGTTTTTCTTGGTCTTTTGCTTGTTTTTCATAATGTTCTCGTAATTGTCTATAAATAAAATCACGATATCTTATAGGTAAGCTATAAACAGTATCCCAATCGTAACCACCATTTCCGAAAAATACAATTTCATGTATTCTAGAGAATAGGTATTCCCTATATTTAGGATTCAGGCCAAAAAAAGTTAATATTAATAGGAATAATTACGCCCTCCTGTACGTAACCATCCTTATTAATCGTAATTTCAGTATTAATATCTGGAGATAGTTGACTGTAGTATTTTTTAAATGCTCTAGAATCGGGAACAAGTAAGTAGTTGTCTACAAAATCACGTATAGATGCTTGATCGGCTTTACCATTAATAGAAGTAATCATGTGCTTCAAACGAGTAGTATTTTCAAAAGCACCATTAGGATCAATTTTTTCTAAACCTTTAATTTCAGCATCAATTGCTTTTTCATCTTTACCTGTTAGTAATTTGAATGTAACAACATTTTCTGATTGAGGTAAGGTAAATTTAAATTCATTTTTGCCTTTTTCAAATAATGATTCGTTAATTTCTTTTTCTTTTAATGTAGTTAAATCAACAGTATAATCTTCATCTTTACCAGTTGATTCATTTCTAAATCTAAAAGAATATTCCTTACCATATCCTAAAATACGAGCAGCAAATAAAATTGCATTTTTATCACCTACAATCAATTCATCAATGTCAATTGGTGTAACAATTAATGATTTTAGCAATTTATCAATTGCCGTACCTTGTTTGATAAAGTTAATATTAGTTAATATGTCTTCATCTTTAGCAGACATATAACGCATTTCAATTTCGCCTTTAGATAATAGTGATGTTTCAGGATATACAAGACCTTTTGAAGGTAATGAAACCGTTTCTGTTGGAATTTTTAATTCAGCCATAAACTAATTTGTTTTATATATATAAATATAAACACTTTAAATTTTTAGCAAAAAGAAACCCGGTATTTCTACCGGGTCCTTCCTCCAACGAGTGATTACACCATTATCACCCAATTATTTATTAGAAGCAGATACTTCTTCTTTCAAGGCTTTAAAAGCTTCAGCTAATTTTTTATACTTAGATTTAGCTGCTTTTTCACCAGCAGCGTATCCAGCACCGTATACTTCCTCTTCACCTTTATCTTTAGCTACTTTACCTTTTACACCTTTATCAACGCGTTTAAATTCGTCGTCGCCTTTGCTTTTCTTTTTTCTTTCTTCTAGTACTTCAGAAATGCATTCTTGCACTAATGATTGTAGATCTTGTTTTTTCATTGATAATTAGTAGTTTAAGATGCAATAATCCATTCCAACACTCATAGTAAGGTTGATAGCTTCAGTATAAGTAGACCAATCATAATCGTCAAAGTTTGCAGTCTTAATGAAAGCACCTTTAACAATCCATTCTGATACTACGTCACCTACTGGGCCTAAGCCATTGAATGTTAAATCTTTCTTATAGAAGTCAGAATAACCAGCGCGGCCAGTTACTGATTCGTATGCTAAACGAGCCCATTCCATTACAGCTTGAGCACCGCTTGGAGCGATTGGATCAAATAAGGTGAAAGTCATATCACCCCAAAGTCTTTTACCGCTACGAATTTTTCTATAAGTGTTAATATGATCTAATATAATCTCACCATCATCGAATGTTACGGCACTTACTCCTTTAACAATATATGATGGGATACCGTCTATATACATTATGAACCTATTAGGAACTTTAGGTTCATATTGTGTAAACATAATTTCGTTTGCGTCTAATACAGGCATGTTATGTTGTGTTTAATATTTGTTTATTATAAATATTTTTTAAGCTGGGAATTCAACACCTGTTGGTAAGATTGTGAAATCTAAGATGACAAATTCTGCAGTTTTAGTTGGCTGGATATAAATCTGGCCAATTAATTGGTTACGATCCACAACATCTGGTGTGTTGTTAGATTCATCCATTACTACCTTGTATGCGTATAAACCTTGTTTTTGTACTACGTTATCAAGGTAAGGATTAACTTGGTTTAAGAATCTATTTCTTGTAGCAGCTGTATTTTGTTCAAATACTAAACTACGACCAACAGCACCGATATAATTCTTTAATGAGATTAACAAACGTCTTACATTTACTCTATCAAGAGCAGTTGCTTTTTGTTGTAATGTCTTTTGACCAAATACTACAACACCTTCACCAGGGAATGTAGCTAATGGGTTTACATTATCTTGATATAAAGTATTTCTATCGTTTAATGATAATTTTCTTTCTACTTTAATCACATTTGGAATACCACCACGAGTAATACCTGCAGGAGCAAACCAAGGAGCACTTACTTCATCAGTAAAGGCAAACACACCACCCATTAATACAGAGGCAGGAACCCATACTAATTTACCCATTGGTGCACTAAATACTTGACACCATGGCCAATAAGTAGCACCATAGCTGGAATTAGAAGCATTAGCAGCTGTAGCAGCTGTTACAATATTACTACCGTAAGGTACTGGGTCAACTACTGCTAAAGCATCAGCTCTACCTTCACATAAAGCAATTGGATCAGCATTATTAGCTCCTAAGTTAATAGCAGCGTTACCACCGGCTAAGAACAAACCTGGAGTTAATAATAAATTAAACATGTATTCGTCTGTGTTGCTTAACAAGTTTAAAGCAGGAGCATAATCAGAGGTTGTAAATCCTTGAGCATTAGTTACACCACTAATAATGTTTTCAAACATGTTTTTAGATAAACTAGTATCTACAATACCACCATTGAAAGCACCATTTACAGAGCCACTTCCAAGAGCTGGTAAGCTAGAGCTATAATCTCCTGCTTGGTAGAAGCCATTATTATTGAATGTGTTATATTGTGCTTGAGGAACAGTAGCTACTCTAATGTATCTAGATGCATTAGGAAAATCACCATTGTATTCAATATATCCTTGACCATCTGCAGCTGAGTATGTGTAAACAGGTTTGGTATCACCAATTACACGACCAATGTAGTTAGGTTGGTTAACATCCATAGACAAGTTAGTCCATGTTTCAAGAATATTCTTTTGAGCGTTATTATCATCACCACTTCTAACTAATAAGGTAAATGTACCTTGAGTATAGTTAACATTACTAACTTCCCAACGAACGTTTTGAGCACTACCACTTGGTAAAGCACCTGATACTACAGTACCACCTTCGTTGTTCATTTGAGCACCCCAAGCTAAAGTTTCAAGGGTAAAGCTAGTTGCTAAAGCACCACTTGAAGGAACACTTGCTGATGCAAAGCTAGATAATGCTGCACTACCTGTCCCAGCGTGTGTAATTCTGGTTACTAACATGGTGTTACCACCATTTTCAAAGTAGTTTCTTGCAGCAATAGATGTGAAATATTCTGCTACTCCGCTAGTTCCATTTTCAAAAGTAGTACCAAATTTAGCAATATAATCACTATAAGAGGTAACAATAGTAGGTACATAAGGAACGCCATTTACAGTTGGACCTACAATAGCGGCGCCAACCACAACAGGACCTTGTGATACTGCACTCTGGTCATTTTCATTGGTATATACACCAGGGGAGATAATTGCTTCTGCCATTTTGTATTTTTATTTAATTTTGATAGGTTTTGTCTAGCTATAAATATTCTAAAACCATTACAAAACTAAATTAGGGTTATTTAAGTTCGCCAGTTTCTAAATCTACTGTTTTCATTCCGTATTTATCACCTAATTGAGCACTAAGTGATGCTTGTTTTTCAGAAAGAACATCAATATGTGCTAATAGATCAATACGTTCGCCATTGAGTTCATCAAGTCTTTTTTTAAGTCTATTAAGTTCAACATCTAGTGTACCAAGATCGTATACTGCTTTTTGAGAACCCTCATATACGTCTTTAAATTCTTTAAGTTCTTCTGCTGTTAGTTTTTGTCCGTTTTTTGATTGTTTAATCATAACTTTGAGTTTTTATTTGTTATAAATATAATATTTCTTTTTTACATATCCAAATTTATGTTATGGATTTTGATATCTAACCCATACGGCACCTTGAGCTCCTGTACAACCTGCTCCTGCAGAGTCATCATCTCTTGCTCCACCACCAGCACCATATATACCACCAGCTCCTTGAGTACCGTTGTTTCCACCTGTACCTCCAGTACCTACAGCGTTTAATGCTCCTCCA